CCAGTTAAACCACCAACAAAGCCTGTGTTGGCTGTGATTGTAGAGCCTACAATGGTCGATGGTGTACTAGCGCCAATAGGCGTAGAGTTGATTGAGCCACCAGTAATAACTGCATTGCTAGAAGCAAAAGTACCGTTGGCTGTTAGAGTGCCAGTAACGGTAGCTGTAGCAGTGGTGATGCTAGACGGATTAGTGCCGAGTTCTACTATCTGAGTAGACGCATTTTCGGTAAAGATACGCTTGTCAGTAACGTTGACAGCGAGTTCGCCTTGTACCAAGTCACTTGTGGTAGGTACGGCTGAAGGAGTTGAACTGTTCTTAGTAACTATAGTGGTCATCGTTTGTTCCTTTGATTGGCCTTAACAGCACGTAGTCTCTTTTCAGCTTCTTTTTTGGTTTTAGAGTACCCTGACACTTTGTCTATTTTCCAACCTTTATCGGTTTTACGGATTGGCATTACCATTTCACCTTATCTGCCCAGTAAGCAGCTGACATTTTACCCTTTGCTATGTTCTTTGCGTGTCTTGCTTTAAATGACTTTTGGCGTGCTTTCTCTGCAGGTGTCTTAGGGCTGCTGCCTGCACCTGATACGCCTTGTTGACCAAACCTGATAGTCTTAGTTTTATCGCCTTCTTTAGCGACTACTACATGACTTTTCTTAGGATGATTAGGAGTACGTTTGGGCTTATTATACCCACTAACGCCTACTCTAGATAATTTTGGGTCTTTTTTACTCATAAAGAAAAGGAGAGACAGCACCGCAGCACTGCCTCCCCACTCCTATTTAGGCGTTAACGTTAAGTACGAAGCCTGACTCAGGACGCAATACTTTTACGCCGTAGAGCTGATCTGCAGTGTACAGGTTAGCAAGGAACTCTTGCTTGTACTGTGTCTGCGAACGAACACCCATTTGCTCTGCCAACACGAATGTGTCTTTGTGAATAAGCAGTGCAGCTTTGAGGTCGTTAGTGTTTGCTGTGTTATCAGCAGCGGCTTCAGAAGTAGCGCAGTTAGTAGAGACGTATACGTCAATACCGTACAGGTTACCAATCTTGCCGTTCTGTACAGGCTGTCCACTTACGAAGTCAGAAGACACGTAGCGGTCAATACCCATGATTGCGTTACGCAGTGAAGGAGGAATAACAAACGCACGATTGTCGAAAGGTACGTCTGCATCGTCCATCTTCTGAATCAAAGCACGGAAGCCTGCATCAGTGAACACGTCAGAAGCTGTTACTGTGTCAGCAGCGTACTGGGTAAGACCAGTAGACGCGTCAACGTAGTAAGAGTTAGTGTTAGTGTAGTCACCTGCAGCGTCGCCCAAGTTAACAGCCAAACCGTGAAGGTCTGAGTCAACCTGACGTGCTAGCGCATAACCTGCATCTTGAGTATAGAACTGACGGAGGCTAGTAAGCGCCTGCGTAGCAGTAATGTCTTCGATAAGACGTGAATACTCAAAGTGCTTGTCAATCAACACTGCAACGTTGCTTTCAGTGTCGCTCTGGATGCTAACAGCAGTGCCTGCAGCCTTAGCAGTGGCAGTACCACGTACAGGAGCAGGGATGTTGATAGTATCGCCTTTCTTGCCAGTCATACCCATCTTCTTGACTAGGTTGGCAAGCACAAGGCTCTTCTCGTACTGTGCGCGTACTTCGTCACTCCAGATTTCTGGGATGAACGTTGCCGCAGTAGTGTTGTTAACCGAACCACCCATTGCAGGGTATACTGATTTTGTTATAGCCATCTTATTTCTTCCTTAGTTATTTAATCATTTGACACGCCCCTCTTGATACGCAAGCATAATCTCATCAGACATGGCTGTGTAACGATCCGGGTCGTTCTTCATTAGCTTAATAATGTCTGCACGTCGGAAGATTTTCTTACTACTTGACTCTGAAGTGCCTGAAGCACCGCCAGTAGAAGCGCTTTTAAGTGAAGCAGTCCTACTAGACTTTTCAGCATTTACAGTTTGACCAATAAGGCTTTGACGGTCTTTCCACAGACTGAATATCTCATCAGCCGCTTGATAGTCAAAGTTTCTATCAGCTTGTTGCAACAGATTAGTCCTAAACTGACTTTCTCCTACCCAGTTAACGAACTTCTCGTCAGTGAGTATGTCAGCCATGTCAGGATGCTTTTCTTTGAGCATTGCCTGAGCGTTAGACTTCTTCATGTCCATAGAAGCCTTTTGAGCCTCACGGACAGCAGGATGTTTATCTATTGCACTCTGTATTGCCTTTTCAGGGTCAGAGAAGTAATCAATCTCCTCGTCTACAGTCTCTTCTTTCTTTGTGGATTGTGACATTACAAATTCGTCAACAACCTTTCGCAGCTCCCCAACTTCTCCACTTTGACGACCAAGCATACGCTCAGCCTCTTGGTGCATTCTGACAAGGTCAGCAGCGGATTTGCCTCTGTACTTGTCTGGGATGTCTTCTTCAGTAGGTTGCTCTTGCGAGTCTACTGCGTCAAACTCTGCTGTGTTGTTTTCGTCTTCTAGTCGTCCGTCTTCTTCAATGTCTATCAGTGTAGCCATTATTAAACTCCGTGATAAATATCATTATGGAGATTGATGGTTATGTAAGGCTCTTACGAGTTCTCCTTACTTCGTTCGCGTTTAATCTGATCTTGTCTGTTCTTAGCCCACTTCATTGTCGCCCCCGGCCAATCACCGGATATGGGGTCTAAAGTACACTGAACAGCACTGACCATCCTAGACGCTGTTTTATCGCAAGAGGAGCAATCTGTTTCCCTTACTTCTTCGTCAATAAAGCGCTCTGTGACGTGTTGGTCTGGGCAGATAAACTCATAGATACGTCTAGTCATCTTGCGATTCCTCTTTAAGGACTTCCAAGGCTGAATCTACCGTGTGAGGCAGATTGAGGATTAGCCTAGGTATATTTAGCTGTCCTTTCTTGTAATAAAGGTCTTCGACGCTTTTTACAGCTTCTATGCCCTCTATTGCATCTACTAACGTAGCCATTTCTTTCTCTACGTTTTTCCAACCTTGCGTAAGCAGCATTTCTTGTATCTGCTCATAGTGCAGTATATCTGCCTCATTCATATTGTTTCTCCTCCTTAGGACAATAATACTTGACTTCTAATGGCAAGTGTGCTATAGCGCCGGACTATACCACAAAACAGTAGAAATGTCAAGTCTTTTTTGAGCTTTGTTTCTTAGTCTCTGTAGCAGCCGCTAGAGCTGCCTCCAGAGCTACGATACGCTTCTCCATGCGTGCGTAGGCAGCATTAACCTGCTCTACAACACTCTCCAACTCTTTATTGCTGACCATTTCTAACGTTCTCCTTTGCTACTTCCAAACCTAGCTTCTTCTCATCAAGAGCAAGGTTAGCTAGTCTCATACGCTTCTCAAAGTCTTTGTCACTCTCAGAGGCTGTCTGTGAAGACGCTACAGCCTTTATACGAGCCGTTTCTAGCTCTACAGGGACTCCACGAGCCTCTAGCGCTATCTTCTGTGCTCTAGCGTTAGACTCTGCTGCTTGAGCGTTCAGAGCCGCTGTCTGGCTGTTCTTAAAGGCTCTGTCTTCCTCTGCCAGTGCCTGCTGCATCTGCTGCTGCTCTGGGTTAGGCTGCTGAGCCTGTATCATCGTCTCAATCAAGTCTTCGCGGTTAGTGATATTCATGTTATCAATAACAGCTTGCATGATGACAGGGTATACAGGGCTGTCTTGTGGCATAGTCTGTAGCAACTGTACAAGCTGAGCTACTTCGTACTCACGAGCAACAATGCCCAACGAGCTTGTAGCGACAAACTTATAGTCGTTAACAGGGAATAGCTCAGGTTCAAACTGCATATAACGCCACGCAGCTTTCTCAATGAAAGGCAGCAAGAAAGACTCTTGGAAGTTCACTAGCGTACGCTTCTGACGCTTGATGATGCCGCCCAAGCTCATAGAGCTACCTGCAGACGTTGTACCGCCGCCGTTCATAGCCTGCTGTGCTGTGTCAACACTGCCTGTAGCAGCCTGTACCATGCGTTGTAGCGAGTCTGCCTGAGCAAACGTAATCTGACTAACCTGACCAAAGTTAAAGGGCTGTATCACCTCAGAAGGGTTGCCATTTGTCAATAGCAGCTTACCTGCCTTGACTTCTGGTTTAGTGCCACGAGGCATCCGTGTAGCATCCATAGCGAGCATTGGATGCACTGTTAAGGCTAGCGCGTCAATCCTTGCTCGAAGCTCTGCATCAAGCGCTTTTTGGCTGTTA